TTATGTGTCCGACATCTGTGGAAGCATAAAATTGGGTATGGTATGGTAGGGCAACCTATACCCATTTGTGAACCAACAAACTATAAAAGCATAATTCTAAATACACCTATTAAATGACACTAAGAGAACAAATTGACCAAGTAGTAAATAGTAAACTTAGTGATAGAGAAAAAGTAGATGAGTTATTTAGAATAGATTGTAAAATGTACACGAACTTAGGTTCGGATTCTACAAAGACTGAGAAAGATAAGACTAAAAAAGATAGTCGCATTATTTACCGAGCAGTACAGGATATTGACTTTTGGTTAGGTTCTGCTTGTTTAAGAACTCAGGATGATAAAAAGAAAGCCCAATAGGACTAAAAAGCCTACTCCTAAGAAACCTTCACGATCTAAGATAGTACAGAAGTTAGATACTATATTCTCTCTTTATATACGAACTAAACACTCTAAGAATGGTGTATGCACCTGCTGTACTTGTGGTAGGAAGTTTGAGATTAAAAAAATTCAAGCAGGACACTTTCAGAGTCGTAAGCACTACTCGACACGATGGGATGAGTTTAATGTGCATCCACAATGTCCTAAGTGTAATGTATTCTCACAAGGCGAACAATATGAGTACTCTAAGTTCTTAGATAGAACCTACGGAGAGGGTACGGCAGATCAGATGGTAGAAAAAGCACGAGAGATTATAAAGTTCTCTACGCACGAATTAAATGAAATGATAGAATACTATCAAAAGGAGTTAAATAAACTAAAATAGGCTTGGAATAACATAAACACTCTTGTATATTTATAGAGTCTTAATTCTGTCTTTGTTTGTTACGAAGGGGAGTGGTGTAAAATCTGCTCCTCTTTTTTTTTAGAAATTACTTGCACGAGTCAAAAAGTTGTATAACTTTGTTAAAAATCACAAACAATATGGATGCAAAGACACTTTACAACAAGAGCCTAATCACATACGAGGTATGTGAGGATGTACTTAATCGTACTGCCTTCTACAAAAGAGGTGAGTATGAATTAAGATTAGAAGATGGCAAGATCATCTTAGACATTTTTTCTCAGCCAAGCACGACTGAATACGATTTACAAAATAATCATATAGGAATTTAACAGACAATGGAAAGACTTACCTATCAAGAGGCTCGAATAGAAGCCTTAGAGAAGCATATCGAAAAGCTTAACATCGAAATCTTAAATTTACAATTTGAATTAAAACAAGCACAAAATGCAATTAACAAGTAGAATTACAACAATCACTCCTAATGGTGAGTGGTCAAATGGACAAAGAACCTTCAATAAGTACAGAGTTGCTTTTGCGAATGGTGATAACCTTAGCTTCTTAGCGATAGGTGATTTTAAAGGACAGGTAGGCGAAAACCTAACTTATCAGAAAAATGAAAATAACCAAACAGGAAAAGTCATTAGAGAGAATAGCTATCAAAATCAAGGCTCTTATTCTGCACCTAAAAATACGGGAGCAAAGAAAGAAGACACGCAAACCTACATCATTCGACAATCAATGATTAAAGCTGCGATTGATTATCACTCAATACAAGCACATGGACATTCCTCTGAGGAAGATATTATTAGAACCGCAAGAAATTTCGTAACCTTTATAAACAATGGATAAAATGCAAATCAAAGGAAAAATTAAAGTTATTGGTCAGACTAAGACTTTCGGTAGTGGATTCACAAAGCGAGATGTGGTAGTAACTACACAAGAGCAATACCCACAAGATATCTTAGTAGAGTTTATTAAAGACAACTGCGAAACTTTAAACAACTACAAAGTAGGAGATGAAGTTGAGGTAGGAATCAATTTAAGAGGAAGAGAGTGGACATCACGACAAGGTGAGGTAAAGTACTTCAATACCATTCAAGGGTGGAAGATCGGAGGTACTGAAGCAGAAGTAACTGTAGAGGCTCACTCTCCTGATAGAGATGATGACTTACCATTTTAATAACGAGGGGGATTAACCATCCCCCTTTTTTATTATATTTAGACAAACCAATGACCAATGATAGTAAACATAGCACAGACACTTGAGACACTAAACGACATACGAACAGGCAAAATAAAAGAAGGACTTAAATTAGGAATAGAAGAAATAGACACATACTTCAGATTTAAAAAAGGATTTACAGTAGTATTAGGACACGCAAATACAGGTAAGACACAAACGATGCTTTATTTAATGTTTCTATACACACTCAAACATAAAATTAAATGGCTCATTTTCTCCTCAGAGAATCAGCCTTATGAGATATATAAGAAACTAATTGAGTTCGATACAGGATTACCCTTAAATAAGATTCCTGAAACTGAAATAAGAAAGCGACTTATAATGTTATCTCAGTTCTTTCAGATAATCGACCCTAAAGATTTATACACTTACAAAACATTACTTTCGGAAGCTAAAGAAATTAAGAAAAGTTTTGATTTTGATGGTATGATGATTGACCCTTATAATTCATTAGTAACTGATGTATCTGCTGCTAAATTAGGAAAGCACGAATACGATTACTTAGCAACAACTGAAATGCTTCAATTTTGCAATGAGCATAACTGTGCTATATGGCTTAATACTCACGCTAATACAGAAGCATTAAGAAAACAACATTCAGCATCACACCCATACGCAGGACATCCTATTCCACCAATGGCAAGTGATGTAGAAGGTGGTGGTAAGTTCGTCAATAGGGCTACTGATTTTTTTATGGTTATACATCGTTATACGCAGCACCCTACGGATTGGATGTATTCTCATTTACATATTAGAAAAATAAAATCCCAAGATTCGGGAGGTAAACCTACGGTAATGGATGAGCCTATTAAACTTCGTTCAGTTAAAAATAATGTAGGATACGAGATAGAAGGTAGAAACTTAGTCCAACATATTAAACAATCCCTAACCAACTAAATATGATAATTAATTTTGGGAATACACAGATGCACTTTCAGTTCGTACCAACCTACGGATTGGCACTTGGGTATTTGTTTTACAACCCACTACAAGAACCCGACACAGACGAATTAGACGAAGAAGATTATTTTGAAAGGCACACGCTTTTACTAACGCTCTTTGCTCTAATCGTTACTGTATGGAAATCTTAAAGAAGTTATTTAAACGACATAGAGATTGGTGCGACATCGTAGAGTCATTTGGGTGTAATCCTGAAACCGCAGAGGATATAGTTCAGACCATGTACCTTCGAATAGGTAAGTTAGTATCGAGTGGAAAGGATATCACTTTCGGTAATGATGTGAATCACTTTTACATCTTTAGAACACTCACGAGTATCTTTTTAGATCATAAGAGAAGGGAACGCAAAGAAGGAGATTTTGATTTTGAGAACTACGATATAGAAGACGATCAAGAAGTGGAGTATAAAAAGAAGTACGACATTATCTTAGAGGAACTTGATAATATGTATTGGTACGATAAGAAAGTATATGAGATTATAGAAGGAGGCGAAAGTATCTCAGAGCTTAGTAGAAAAACAAACATTAGTTACTACTCTCTCTACAATACTTACAAAAAAGTAAAGAAATACTTAAAAGACAAAATATAAATCAAAGATTTAGAAATATGAAAATCACTTGGAAACAATTAGGATGCTATGTCAAACTTGGAACAATGGTACACGCAATTACTGAGCTGCTTACTTTTGGTAATGCGTATCGGATTAGCTTTTGGATTGCAAGACAATTCGGTAAAGAGGATTGTGGATGTCATAAGCGAGAGCTTTATTTAAATTGCTTAACTTGTAAAGAGGAGTGCGATGAATGAGGAGGATAAAGCACTATGGGCTGAGATTCGACCTAAAAGAACTGCTACTTACTATCAGAGAAAAGTAATGGCTGATCTTATGACTAAATACTACGGAGTAAAGAACAAAGTACCTTGTGCTTGTCCAAGTACGATTAAAGAGATTATAGGACAATTAGACAAACTAAATGACGATTGAAGAAGCTGTAATAACAGTAATGAATCTTGATGGATGGAATCTTAAATTAGAATCACCATCTATAGCTACAGGACTTACAGGAAAAGGTAAGACTTGCAGAATGATACTTAGAATAAACAAAGAGCAAGAGGAGATAATCCTAAGCAGAAAAGATTATAGAACACTTATGAGTAGTTCCGAAGAAATAAAACTATATTTTTATGCAACAACCAAAGCGAATTATATCTATTGGGTAAACGACCTGATTGTAGGTGAACCTGTAGAAGTAGTAAGTAACACTACATTATTTGATGAAATAAAAGTAGGATACTATTTAGAAGAATCACAAGCATCAATAACTAATAAGTATGAAAGAAAAAATTAAATTCATTCCATGTGATGAGAAAGTTCTAATAAGAGCGAATCACACTACAGGAAAGATGAAGTCGAAGGATTATCAAGATAAGGATGGTGTATCACTTACAAGGAGAGGAAGAGTTCGTAGCAAAAAAAAGCAACAAGAGAAGATTGCTAAAAATAAAAACCTAAAAAATAAATAACTATGCCACTACCTAAACCAACATCAAACGAACAAAAAGAGGAGTTTATCCGCAGATGTATGGGAGATTCTGTAATGAAATCAGAGTACCCTAATAAAGCTCAACGATTAGCTATCTGTGCAGTACAATGGAAAAACAAGTAACCTATAAACAACCTGTCGATTTATTCCTTTATAGAGAGTGGAATAAAGATCGAGCCTTAAACTCTTTCTTCTCATCAAAACGAGTAGGTAAGTGCATTAAGTTGCTTGATGATTACTATCAATCGGTAAACGGAGATGTAAGTCCTAAAGGATGGGAGGAGTATTACCTTTCACAAACGAATAGAGAGGCTCTAATGAACGCTGCTAACTTTATTAAGGATAAGTATAAGATTGATTTACAAAGTGCAGCAGAGTATGTCTTTCACAGAGTGATCGGTCAGACTTGGAATGGAATGGTTTATGAGTTGAGGTGTATTCAAGAACTGCAAAAGGAGTTTCCTAATATCGAGTTTAAGAAAGCACCATACGAGATAGACGAACAATACTGTACGGATTGGGAAGCGTTCTCTAATGGAAAACTTTTATTCGGTATTCAGATTAAGCCTGAGTCGTATCAGCACATGAAATCACCTTACCAATTAAAAGCTAAGGAGAACCATCAAAAGCAAGTAGAGGCATACAAAGAAAGATTCGGAGTAGCACACTTCTTTATTTATTATTCGCACGGTAAGTATGTTCACTCCGCTATCATCTACAATAAGATAAATACCTACTTGGCACTTAATATAAATGTTCAACTGTAAGAAGGGGGACTTTCATCCCCCTATTGATTAAGGCTTCCTCCATACATTATATGGATAGCTACTTCTGCAGTCCCAAATATCTCTCACCAATCCCTCATCTAAACAAGTTAAATGATTAGCAAGAACTACCACATAAGTTTCTTTGCGACTTACGGGATAATCAGCGAGTCTAAAACCTTTAATTTTTTTCTCTTTGATAAATCCCCTCTTTTTCAAGAACTCCTCTGAAGTTGCTTTACCGTTTGGCATATCCCCGTTCTTGTAGGATGTCCACCATAGCTCTCTACGAACTTCTTGGTAATCTTCTCCTGTTGCAATCGTTAAGGCTCTTACAACACAATCACCAATGCGGTCTTTTTTGTACTTCATTCTAAAGTAACGATGACGACCACCATCATCATAGATGTACTCATTTCTCATCTGTCTGTGATTTTAGTTAAACATTAATTTCAAAGAACAATACTAAAGTAATAAACAAATGTTAGAAAAGCAAATAAATAAAGAAATATAACAAAATGAATGTAAATTGTTAAATTTTTATACTTTCTTTGGTAATTAACAAATGTTTACTATATTGCGGTATAGTTCATTGAAATACTGATAAGAAGCAAAACGCACAAGGAAACAAGACGCGCACCCAAGCGATGGATTAAGTACCGAATTGATGAAACTGCGACAGGATGCAGTCCCCAATTTATTGGGATAGGAAACAAGAAATGGGATTTGGCTCTGTGAGAAGATAGCATACCGAAGCGAGGCAAGTGGCAACTTGAAATATCAGTTGAATCGTATGTGGCTAACGACCGTGCTTGTAAACGAATGTGGCAGTTGTAAGTACCAATGGTCTGAATTCTTATTAGTATTTTCTTTGAATGATTTAAAACAAAATCAGATTTTATAGAGTAACTATGCCAAGACACGATAGATTAGAACCTTACAAAGAGATGAAGTACCAAGCTAATATGGAGTACTTACTTTCTATCTTAAAGAAGCAGAAAGAGAATAAGCCTTCTGAGGTAGTGGACAAGATGATAAGTGCTTGTTTAGAGATTGTGTACTATGTAACCAACCTACACACGAACAGAGATGCTTATGAGCATATCATAGCAGAGCAACACTCATCTAAGAGAGCGTATAAAATTAAGATACGAGAACTACAAGAAAAATTAGACGATATAGAATTAAACAACAGATTTGACAATGAAACAACAGGGAATGACTAAACTATCATCGGGTATTACGGTGGTAAGAGAATTAGAAAACGGAGTATTAAAAATCAGAGCCTATCATCCTATGGAGTGGAAGTTCAGAAAGCTACAATGGTGGATTAAGGCAAAGCAAACAATTAAAAGACTAATCAATGGATAGTATTACTTTATTAGATGGCTCTACTTGGGATAAGCAAGAACTATTAGAGAAGATGAATGACGATAGTTTTTACTACGGGTATCTTTCACAAGCTGCTCTTAGTTCTTCATCGCTTAAATTACTATTAGATTCACCTAAGACTTATTACAATGTAACGCAATACGGAAGTGAGGAGAGTCAAGCATTAAGAGATGGGTGGTTATTCCATACAGCGATCTTAGAACCTGAAGTATTCTCATCTCAAGTTTTTGTAGATGTACAAAGCAAGAATACGAAAGCATATAAGGAAGCTAAGGAGGAACATGGTAAGGTATTTACTATGGCTGAGAAGAACAATGCAGAGCGTATCTCAGATGCCTTTCTTAGAAATACTAAAGCAGTAGAACTCATTACAGATTGTGAGTTTGAAGTGCCTGTGATCGGTGATGTAATGGGATTCCCATTTAGAGGTAAAGCGGATGTACTTGGTAAGAATCGAATCGTAGATTTAAAGACTACTACGGATATCAAAGCCTTCCCTTACTCAGCCAAGAAGTACTCTTATGATGTACAATGTTATTTGTATTCTAATTTATTCGGAGTGGACTATAAGGATTTTGTTTTCTTAGCAATTTGTAAGAAGAGTTTAGATATCGCAATATATCATTGTTCTGAGGAATTTTATTTTTCAGGAGAGCAGAAGATAGAGAAAGCATTAGAAGTGTACGATACTTACTTCTTACAAGCTGCTGACTTAGACCAATACTACTTAGAAGGAATTTTATAAAACAGAATCACATGAACAAGAGAGTAAAAAGATTGATTAGAGAGATCGAGAAGGAAGCAAGATTAGATTTATTCAGAAACACACGAAAAAGAGAATACACAGAAGCACGAGCCTTATTCAGCTACTTCCTAAGAAACTACTTCGGCTATAAACTAAGCGAGATAGTAGAGATATACAAACAGAACGGATTTAGCACACATCACGCTACTATCTTATATGCTAACAGAAACTATAAGGATTCTTACTTGCCTTTCTCACGCTTTCTAAAGGACTTAGATCAGAAGATGTATGTCAAGTTCGGCAATCACCAAGAAGTGAAGCTACGAAGCCTTAAAATGCGGATAGATAGTATTCCTGATAACAGATTAGATGAAGCAAAGCGTTTAATAGAAGAACTCATAGACTAATAAAGGAGTAAGATGCGAAATACCAACCAAAGAGAACAAACCTTATTACAACACTATAAGACTTGGATGGAAACTACCAAGAATAAATACCACAGAGAATATGCAGAGATAATGTACGCAGCAGTTCTCAATGGCAACTATAAAGAAGTGTACAAAGAATTAGGTGCTAATAAGAAAGCTCTATACGACCCTAAGCGAGATATTACTTATAGAACAATTAGAGATGCAGCAGCAGCCTATAAAGTAAACATAGGCACAATGAGCATTAACTATCTAAGATACGGATTAAGAAGAGTAATGATATGACAGAGGTACTCCAACTAAGATGCGAATTAGAACAATTATCTATAATAAGAGAAGTAATGTTCGGAGCTATAATAGTAATGACAGTTGAGATAGCACTAATCTTATCTTACAAGATCAGAGCAAAAAACTGATTCTCAATCGTTATATAGATACAATTATTAATAATCTTTTTTAATTATGGATGGAAGGAAAAACAACGGAGGTCATAAGACAGCAGGAAGGAAGCCGAAGTCCGATGAGATAAAACTAATAGAATCTCTTGATAAGCATATAAATCAAGAAGAGGTATTCGATACACTACACGGACTAATCAAAGAAGGTAACATTAGAGCGATACAACTCTATATGAATTATAGACACGGTAAGCCAAAAGAAAGTGTAACATTATCTTCAGATGGATTCAACATTAACTTTAAAGACTTGTTGAGGTTCGAGTAGGTGATTACCATTCAACAGAAGTACGAGGTGTTAAGGGACTCTGAGAGTCGCTACTTTATTGTTAGCGGTGGCAGGGCATCAGGTAAGTCCTTTAATATCTCTATTTTAATTCTCTTACTAACATTCGAGAAAGATCACACTATCTTATTTACAAGGTACACTCTTACCTCAGCTTCTATCTCAATTATTCCTGAGTTCTTAGAGAAGATAGAACTATTAGACCTTATCCCTCACTTTCACATTACAAAGGATGAGATTATCAATAGAGTTACAGGAAGTAAGATTATATTTAAAGGAATCAAGACCTCATCAGGAGATCAGACTGCATCACTAAAATCCATACAGGGAGTTACTACTTGGGTGCTTGAAGAAGCAGAGGAACTAACAGATGAAAAGAAGTTTGACACAATAGACTTCTCAATCCGATCTAATAAGAATCAGAACAGAGTCATTCTAATCTTAAACCCTACTACTAAGGAACATTTTATTTATAAGCGTTTCTTTGAGGACAGAGGAGTACAAGAAGGGAGCAACATAACGAAAGGAGACACTACCTACATACACTCTACCTACTTAGACAACTATAAACACCTCAACGATTCTTTCATAGCACAGATAGAGCAGATGAGGTTACGCAGACCTGAGAAGTATAAGCATCAAATCTTAGGAGGATGGTTAGACAAAGCTGAGGGAGTTATATTTAGTAATTGGGAGATAGGAGAGTTCAAGAAACTAAGCACTTCTGTATTCGGTCAAGATTACGGATTTAGTAACGACCCTACAACGCTCATAGAAACGAATATAGATAAGTCTAACAAACGAATATATCTTAAAGAGTGTTTCTACTTACCAAGACTTACAACCTCCGAGATAAGCCGTTTAAATAGGCAATATGCGGGTGATGCTTTAATCATAGGTGATAGTGCAGAACCAAGATTGATTACAGAACTAAGAAGAGAGAGCAACATTAGAGAATCAGTAAAAGGACAAGGTAGTGTAACCTATGGGATAAGTCTAATGCAAGACTATGATCTGATTATCGACCCTAATAGTACCAACCTCATCAAAGAGCTGAATAATTACAGTTGGCTTGAAAGAAAGAGCAATACACCAATAGATGACCATAACCACTTAATAGATGCAGCACGATACGCAATCAGCTATCAATTAAAGAATCCTAACTACGGAAGTTATGCAGTTAGATAATTTTTACTATATTAGTATCTCATAAGAGTTATTAGTTAGTTTAAAGAGGCAGTCCCGTAAGGCTGTCTTTTTTTATTTCTAAAACATTCCGTTTCATTCGTTATATAGATAAGTAAGTAATTATGAAATTAGAAATCAAAGTACCTGATTCACTAAGTGAGATCACTTTAGGTCAGTATCAGAAGTTTGTTAAGCTATACTCAGGAGAGGTTACAGAGGACTTCTTAGCGTTAAAGATGTTAGAGGTATTCTGTGGCGTAAAACTCTCTGAAGCGTATCAGATGAGGTTTAAGGATGTAGATGGTGTAGTAGAGTTACTAAGCACGATTCTAAATGAGAAACCTCAGCTTGTGCAAAGATTTAAGATGGGAGATGTAGAGTATGGTTTTATTCCTAATCTTGATGATATGTCTTTTGGTGAGTATGTTGATTTAGATACTTACATAGGTGATTGGCAAAACATTCACAGAGCGATGGCGGTACTATACCGACCAATTAAAGACAAAAGAGGAGATCGTTATAATATCATGCCTTATCAAGTAGTAGATGCTGAGGTGTATAAGAATATGCCACTTGATGCAGCTATTAGTTCTGTGCTTTTTTTTTATCGTTTAGGGATAGACTTATCGAGAGCTATGACGAACTATTTGGAGGAGGACAAGGAGAATCGTTTGGTGCAATACCTCAGTTCGGAAAAAAGTGGGGATGGTATCAATCAATATACGCACTTGCTCAAGGGGATATTAGACGATTTGAACATATCTCTGAACTAAAGGTACACGAGTGTCTAATGATGCTAACATTTATGAAAGAGAAAAACGAATTAGAAGCAAAACAGATAAAAGGTAAATTATAAATCAAAGATTTAGGAGTATGAGTGTAATGAATGGCTTTTACAGAGTCTTAGATACGATTAAAGACACACTACAAGCCGATACAAATTGTAACACGGTAACTTATGGTGATATCACACAGATAGACCTTAGTAAGCAAACTATCTTCCCACTATCACACATTATAGTAAACTCTGCAACAAGCGGAGAGAATATAATGACATTCAATCTATCTATACTTGCTATGGATATTGTAGATGTGAGTAAAGATGAGGTAACGGATATTTTTGTAGGTAACGACAATGAGCAAGATGTACTAAACACTCAACTTACTGTACTCAATAAAGTAATTCAGAAACTAAGAATCGGCTCACTATACTCTGACAAATATCAAGTACAAGGTGATGTAAGTATAGAACCATTTAGAGATCGTTTTGAGAATCAGATAGCAGGATGGACAGCTACGATGGACATAATTATAGAGAACGATGTCAATGTATGCTAATACGCAAGAGGCACTAAACAAGTTTGCTAAGTATGTTATTCAACAATCAAGAACGAATCTTACTAAGCAGAAAAAGAACGCTTCAGGAACACTCTATGATAGTTTAGGATACAACTTACAAGTCAATCCTAATTCGTTCAGCTTAGAGTTCTTTATGGCTGACTATGGTTCTTTTATAGATGAAGGGGTACACGGAAGTAAGAGTAGTTACTTAGAAACAAGAAATAGTAGGTTTAAGTTCTCGGGAAGATTTAAAACAATCCCCACAAGTGCATTGGATAAATGGACAGTAATAAAAGGGATAGCACCAAGAGACGAGAAGGGAAGATTTATTGACAGACAAAGTTTAAAATATGTAATAGCAAAGAGCATTTATGAGAAAGGAATCAAAGCAAGTTTATTCTTTACTAAACCTTTCGAGAAAGCCTTTGATAATTTACCAACAGAAGTCGTAGAGGCTTTTGGATTAGATATAGATGAATTATTTGAAATGACAACATAATGGCAAAATTATTAAGAAGCCCATATTATTATCAGGCATCATCGCCATCATCATCAGCTGCTTATGCTATAGTTACGCTGAAGATATGGAATGGAGCTAAGGCATCACCTCCATCAGCACAATATACATTAAGAAAGGATGTAGTTGTGCCATCATCAGGAGATAGATATGCAACCTTTGAAGTAGCTGAGTTAATTAGGGACTATATTGACATCACTTTTGATGGTAGTTACTCTAATGATGCTCTTTGGACAGTATTAAGTTATAGTATATACGACTCTTCAGGCGGATTCATTACAGGTAGTGGAGTTACAATACTATTCTTAGATGGCTATGGCTACTTCGAAGAAGGCGCTTCTCCAAGTTCTAATGACAGGCTACTTATAGACAATA